TGCTAACGAACCCTAATAACTTTCAGAGTCAGTACGAGTTCTGGTATCAGTGGTGTATGTGGCAAGACATAAGCGGCGAGTCGTTCACGCTATGGTGGAGAAAAGACCAGAAGGATAGTCTATCGACACCGCTTGAGATGTATATGCTGGATTCGACCCTCATAACGGTTATTCTGAATCCTACCCGCTATCCTTCATATCGCCTCTCTACCCCGTCCTATGGGTTCAGTAAGGATCAGCCGCTAGAATCTCATCAAGTGATGCACATTAAAGAAGCCCCGTGGCAGGGATCATCAGGTTTTAATAAGGGCATATTGGCAACGGAGTTAGTAGCACTCGATCAGGACATAGACGTTTACGCCAACTTCATTATGCAGAACGGCGCGAAGCCCTCTGGCATTTTTACTACCGATCAAGTTATCCCAGACGCAAAGTATAAAGAAGTAGCAAGCCGTCTTAAAGAGACGTGGAACGCAATGACGGGAAGTAGGAATACAGACTTGAGTAAAGCAGGTCAGGGAATGCTACTAGATCAGGGAATGCAATATACTCCGGTCGATATGTTGACTCTGCAAGACGCTCAGACTGCTGAATTAAAGATTCAGACTATGAAGCGAATATGTGGGCTATTCGGCGTACCTCCTCAAATGATAGGGGTATCCGATGGAAAGTTTAATAACACTCAAACTATGCTCGACGAGTTCTACAAAACAACTATGTACCCTATGATTATCAATGTAGAGCAGAAGTTGAAACAGCATCTATTAAAAGGCTACCCTAACCTTTCGATCCGATTTGATACTAAAGACTTTCTAAAGGGTGCAGCCCTAGATCAAATGAATTTTGTGGTAGCCGGAGTATCTAACGGGATATTTACCCCGAATGAAGCGAGAGAATATTTGAATATGGATATGATCGCTGATGGAGATGAGTTAACAGGTGGCACAGATGGTGGTATGATAGCTGGAACAAGTCCACAAGATACTGGCGGTGGCGGCGGGAACCAAACGAGTAAAATGAACATAGGAAAAACATGAGCATTCTCGATAAGATACTAAGTTTTTTTGCTAAACAAGTGCGGAAGTCAGACGTTTTTATTCCGGTTATTCTTGAGAAGCCACACACTATAAAAGATAACAATCAATCTATTAACAGTGGGGCAGTCAATGAAAAATCTGATGCTGGTTTGCGAAGCGAAACTAAGCCTAGACGAAAGCGAGTCAAGCAGTAATCGAGGCAACATAGAGGCTCGTGCTACTACTTGGGGTGCGAGAGAAGGACTAGACGGCAGGCGATTTAACTATCAGCCCGAAGGCTTTGCTCAATGGGCTGAAAATTTTCACAAAATGGAAAAGCCGCTACCTATGTTCTTAAACCATAACGACAGCGGTATGCCTGTCGGTCAGTGGAACGAGTTTATCTTTGATGAAGAAGGTATGACCGCTAAAGGGCAGATCTACATGAATACTGTAGGCGGCTCTGATCTTCATTCTGTATTAAAAGAATCTCCCAATATGTTCGGTGGCGTTTCTGTCGGCGCATACGCTGATGAAGCCATTATGGTTGACGCAGAAGGAAATCCATCACAAGAGGCTGACGGATACTTTAGAATTACTAAAGGCGGTCTGCGGGAAGTCTCTGTCGTAATGTACCCTAACAATCCTAATTCAGAAATCAGTAAGCTGGAAGCATTTAATGCTGAAGGACAGCTAATGATTCGAGTAATCGAAAAGACTCTGCGGGAAGCAGGGTTAACGCGAAAAGATGCGACCACCGCATCTATGGTATTCAAGAAAATAGTGGATGCGCGGGAAGCCACCCATAAAAATCTTGACACTCAACCAACTCAGGGGGAGCCTGATGCGGTGGCAACAAAGCAAGCCGACGAAATTCTTAAAGCCCTAAAAGAGCGGGAATTACTGAAGGCATTAAATCAACGTCTTAAATAAAGGAAATCAAAATGTTAGAAGTTATCGAGAAGCTAGACCATATCGAAGCAGCTAACACTGCCAAGATCGAAGAAATCAAAAGCGAAGTAAGTGTATCTCTGGAAGCTGTACGCGCAGAAGTTGAGGAGAAAGTAGCCGCCCTAGAAGCTAAGGTTGCATCTATTCAAATTCCTTCGATCATCCAGCCTAAAGCTAAGAGCGTCTCGCAAGATGTGAACCGCAGAGTTAAGGAACAACTGAGCGACTTCACGAAGTCTAGTAGCCGGATGGAAAAAGAAATTAGCCTGTTCGAGAGCGATTCCCAGTATGACGCTTTCTTAAAAGAAGCCGCTGGCCTACAGGGTTCTGGCGCGGGTGTCGGCGGTCGTACTGCCTACGATCCTGTATTCGTTGCATTGCGTTTAGCTAATCCTATGCGCGGCGTATCACGCACCGTTGCAACTGATGGCTCTACCTATCAATTTCGCGCGAAAATTGGCAATTCTGCGCCAGCGTGGGGCTATCCTATCCAGAACAACGGAGCCGCAACCACAGTCGCCACGAACATCTGGCAACTGACTTTGCAAGATATTAATGTTCAGTTCCCATTGCGTACCGCTGCATTGGACGATATTGACGGTCTGGAAAGCAACGTAGTCTCAGATATGTTGGTCGAGTTTAGTGAGCAAGAAGGCATCTCAATGATCCAGAACAACGATCAGAGTTCCGATGCTGGCGTAATCGCTGCTACTGGTGGTATCAATGGTCTGCGCGGTCTGAATCAGTACGCTGGTGGTAACGGTGCCTACGCTCCGGGTGTAACCACTACGGCTGCATACGGAACAAGCGGTACAGGCTCTAGCAGTGGATTGTCTAGCATCGCTACCTACGATCAGTTGGTAACGAATGGCAACGCCGCAGGCGCAGCAAACATCCAGTACAAGGACGTTATTAACTTTATCTATGCTTTGCCACAACAGTATTGGACTACCTCTGCACGTTTCGTTATCAATCCAATCTTGCTCTCACAGATTCGCGGATTGACCGATGACAACGGCACTCCAGTATTCGAGCGTATGAGTCCTCTGGAAACAGACGGAATCGTAGGTCGCTTGTGTGGATTTGATGTTGTTGTAAACAAGTATCTGGATACACCTAGCTACGCTGGCGTAAACAAAAATAACCTGTACCCAATGTATTTTGGTGACTGGTCGCGCGGACATACCATCGTCGATCGTTTGAATATGGTTCTCCGTAGGTACGATCAGACTCTCCCCGGATTTATTACTTTCTTCGGCGAGAAGCGTCTATGTACCAGCGTGGTTGATCCTTTCAGCATTATCCGTTACCGTTCAACCTATACGGCTAACGACTAAGAAAACGCGGGGGAGAAATCCCCCGTCTTTCCAATTTAAAGGAAACTCACATGAGCCTAATTCTCGAAGCAGTAAAAACAGCATTGTCCGAGGGTCGGGCTGATGTTAGTTTGAAGGAAGCAGCCGGACTTACGGGTTCTGGTACTGGTGTCGGTGGTCGCGTTATTTACGATCAAGCCTTTGCACCATTAAGATATGGCAACCCGTTCCGTATGTGTGGAGTTCGTGAAATAACCACTATCGGTTCTGATGAAGCCTTCGTAGTCAAGACAGGTAACGCTACAGTAATCCAAACCAGCACCACGAACCCGTGGGGCTACAGCGTAAAGAATGATGTAGGCAACTACGCCACATCTTTTTGGCAAGTCTCTGTTAAATCTATTAATGCAGTTGTGCCTATTCGGACGGCAATTATGTCTGACATTAACGGACTTGATGAAAGCATTGTCTCAGATATAGCCTTAGAATTCGCACAGCAAGAGGCTTTGTCAATGATGTTAAACAACGACCAAGCAAGTGGACCAGCAACGCCACAAACAGGGCAAGCGGATGGACTCAGAGGGCTAAATTTTTACGATGGTAGTACATCGGCAGCATCTTTCGGTACTAGCGGATCAGCAACTACTAACGGTCGGCACACGATGCTACAGACAGCCGCAGCGTCTAAGACTGTAGTTACCTACAACGACCTTACCGCTTTAGCTTCTGCACTTCCTTCTCAGTATTGGATGAGTCCGTGTACAGCGTGGATGATGCACCCGAACACAATCCAATTGTTTAGGCAATTAAAAGACACCGCCGGATTCCCAGTTTTATTTGAATCAGGTGATGATGATGGTGGTTCTGTATGTAGCATCTTTGGATTCCCAGTTATCCCAAATCCTTATATGAACCAATACGGGGCATCTACGGCACCTATTTATCTGGCTGCTTGGGATTGCTTCATGACCATTGCCGATAACGAGATGATGAGTATTCAACGTCTTGAGCAGTATCAGCCCGGATTTATTTCTCTGTATGCAGAGAAGCGGGTATGTTCAACCATTCGTGATGTATTTGCTGGTGTGCGCGCAGTCTGTCCAGCATAGGGAGTGAACTATGCCAGTCGAAAATATGACGCTATCGGAGTTTTTCGGATCAAACCGAAATCCGTATAACTATGCGAAAGTAGAACAGATAGCGCGGGACACGGTAACGCAATGGCTCTCGCTTGAGGAAATAACGCAGCAGTTAAACTTATTTCAAGACGAATCTCAGGATGCTTATCTCGAAAGCATCGAACTAGCAACTCGATTTGCCATTGAAGATTATTTAGGGATGGCTATATTTAGCACGCAGTTCAGAGTGTATTACGGCAATTCTGGTGTGTATGGTTCGGCACTTTATCTCGACTTGCCAGAAGTATCAATTGGATCGACAGGAGTTACAGTCAACTCAGTTAGCTATTACGGAGTAAACAGTAATGCACCAGTTACTCTGGCAACGACTAACTATTTTTACGATCAGACAGGGAATAGAGTTGTGGTATCAGCAATACCTACCACGCTTAATCAGACCTTTGCTAATCCGATCATAGTTACATACACGCAGAACGCCAACCCTATTGCGAATTATCCTGTCGTTAAACAGGCTGGATTAATGCTGCTTACGCACATCTATAACAACAGAAGCGCGACTAGCAACGGGGCGATGAATACAACCCAAATGATTAGTTGGGGCGTGGATACTTTACTTCGACCATACAAGCCGCTTGTGATGTAATGACTATAGTCCGCTATGAGAACCTTACGATTAATAACGTCACTAACGGGGTTGATACCGTTGGCGAATACACGACCACTATTACTCCGTGGTTTGAGACGCGAGGACTAATAGAGGATGTATCTAATTCATTACGGATAAGCGAGAGATATAGAGTCTATCAAGACTTGGTAAAGATCACGGTTAACTACACTCCGAACAATAAAGAGATTGTAGATAATCAAAACTTGTATAGTATTACTTGGCGCGGATTTGATTGGAGAATAACGGACATCAGGGAATCTAATGATCGGATGAAGGTAACTTATACTTGTTACCGCAACGACCCGGAGACGCCAGTATGACAACTCAGAATAATCCTTATGTGTACGCGCAAGCAATTCAATATCAACTGGCGGCGATTGTTGACCCCGTTCCAGTCTATGCAAACTTTAATCGGAACTGGGCAACAGAAGAAAAGTTTATAACGTGGCAACTGCGGAACGTCCATCAGCCCGTGTACACTGGACAGACTCAGGATAACAAAGGAATAGATACGCCGATTTTTCAGACTTCGATATTTTGTAAGGCTATGGCAGACGCTTTTAATCTGGGCAACACGATACTGCAAGAATTGCACGGCTACAGTGGATTATTCGGTAGTCTGGCAGAAGGATTTTTTATTGCTAAAGCTGACGTACACTGGTTATACAATACCTATGATAACGAGTTAGGCATGAATCAAATTATACTAGATGTAAAAATGGACATTCCAACATCATCATAAGACAAAATTTCTTAAATCTTATTCAAAGGAATTATTATGGCACTGATTAATAAAATTTTACCCGGATACACAGCTACCCTCTGGATGCAAGTGGCGGCAACTCCAACCCCTTTTTCTATTGCTAATCTTTCAACGTGGACAGGTTGGGTGGAAGAATTGGTAGGCACGTCTGCTGGCGGTAACGGTTCTACAGGTATGGCGGTTCCTGTTGAGGCTGTACCTGCTTTTGGTTCTGATGATGCTGTAGCAGCGTACTCGGTCGCTGGCGCAAGAACTGGCGCGAAGGTCACCACGCAGAATCAAGTAACTTCATTAACAGTTACTTCTGCTTGGAATCCTGCTGACGTAGCACAACTGCAAATCCGTTCAGATGGATATGGCGGTACAGTTGTTCGCACCTATGTAGTAGCAGTCTATGACGGCACTGATACTGTCGCTTATGCCTTCAATGGTATGGTCGGTGGTTTGAAGTGGGATTTGCAGCCTAACGCTGAAAACAAGTTTGAGTTCACTATCCATCCTATTGGTGGGTTGAACTACGGCTGGTCTAACAACACCTAAGAGATGAGCCGCCCTTCGGGGCGGTTCTACAATATATGACAACAAATAATTCCGCAGCACTTCTCGAATACATAATTCATCAGGCTAACTCAGGCCAGAAAAATTGGTTTAGTCACCAGCAGCAGCGCATAGCTGGAATTCATCTAGCCTATGAGATAGCAAAGAACCACGCCGACACAATGACTCCGGAGGAGGTAGCAGATTACACAGTCGCTCTGAATAACGAAATCTATAAAAAGATAGTCGTTAAGGGTGAGTAATGGCTAACACCGCTAACACTACGGTAAAATTTACAGGCTTCAAAGAACTAAAAGATGTATTCCAAGAGTTATCGGACAACTTTGGCCCAAAAGATAATCAAGCGATACTTAAAAAGTCCGTAAGACAGGCTATGCTGCCCGTTCTCGCTCAGGCAATAGCATTAGTACCACGAGACACTGGCGCGCTGGCAGCGTCTCTACGGGTCGAATCTAGGCGTCCGACTGGAAAAGACAAGAGGTCGAAGTATATAAGCGAGACTGATACAGTAATTGGGCTGGTTACAACGGCTCCCGGAAAGAAGTTAGCAAAAACGAAATTTACTAATAGAAAGACTGGTGAAAAGCAGGTCGGAATAAAAAGTGATATGAGAGCAGCAGCGGTAGAGTTTGGGACAAAGAATATGGTAGGAACTCCATTTCTACGTCCAGCATTAGAAGGAGAAGCGGGAATTGTACTTAATCAGCTATCAGGATTAATAAAACAAAACTTAGAGAAATTTAAATCAAAGAAAATATAAAAGGATAAGACATGAATAAGCTAGAGAAAGCATTAGGTTCACAGTTCGTAAAGCATAAAGAAAGCGTAAGGACTCGCTCATTCACTATGGGCGGTCATACCTTTAAAGTTAAAGTACCGCTTACAAAAGAATTCGAGGAGATGCAGGTTCGGATGGAGTTGATAGATGATGAAATCATCGACATTTACTACCAAGACCTGATTAAAGATTTAGAAGAAGGCGAGAACTGTCACATTACTGAGGACGATGTTTTAGTAGACGGCAACTCTATGAAGGCGGCGGCAACGAATAAAAGAATACTGGAGCAACGTATTACAGAACTATTCCGACTGCTAGTACCAGAAGAAGCAGACTTTGATATGGCTAACATCACCTACCCTATGATAGATGAGTTATTCCCTCTGCCGATTCAGCTACAGGTGATTAAGAATATCAGCGAGACAGTCTCTCCCGGATACGAGGAAGCAAAGGGAAAATAACGGGGTCAGTCCGTAGGCAGGTAAAAGCGATGCTTACGGCTAATGGAACTGATCCTGACAGCATAGACGAAGAACGCTTTACCGATATTTGTATTATGTATGCCGACGGGCTTATCGGGAATCGTGGGATGTTAGAAGTGCTAGGATCATTGACTGGCGCGATATATAATTACATGAGGTCGGAAAATCAGACCGCTTTTAAACTACAAGACATCATACCGAAGGCGTATGAATATTTATACCCACCGCTGACGAAGGAACAAAAAGACGCAGCCGCTAATACGGCTTTGCAAAGTTATATGAGAGCAGCACCGAACGCACCCAAGAAAATATTTAAGGGGTAGATGATGGGAATGTTAGCAAGACTTGGCGTAGTTCTGGGGCTGGACTCAGCAGAGTTTCAGAAGGGCATCGAGGGTGCTGATCGTAGCCTCGCAAAATTCGCTCATAATGCACAGCAAGCCGCGACGATAGCTAGTGCTGCCTTCGTTGCAATGACCTACAAAGCGTTATCTTACGGTGACGCTATCTCTGATACCGCCAAAGCCAATGAAGTCGCTGTAGCCTCTATACTAGCTCTTTCTAAGGGTCTAGCAGAAAATGGAGGGTCAGCCGATAACGCTGGCAAGTTCTTATCCTCGTTCTCATCTAAAGTAGGCGAAGCCGCACAGGGTTCACTAGGCGCGCAACAAGCCTTTGGTCGCTTGGGTGTTTCATTAAATGATCTAGCCAAACTAAGCCCAGATAAACTTTTCGACAAGACTTTATACGCTGTAGCAGCTATTCAAGACCCAATTATGAGGGCGGCTGCGGGGGTAGAAATGTTTAGTCGCGCAGGAAAAGGCGTAGACTTTGTAGGTTTGGTAAGCGGGACACAGGCAGCGCGAGATAAGTTTAAAACTTATGCGGCAGCAGTAGAAGAAGCCGGAAGATTAAATGATGCTTTCAGCGCAAAGACCAGTCAAATGATGTTGATGTTCACTAACGCGGTTATCCCTACGCTTGGGACGCTGTTCGATCACTGGAATAAAAATACTGCAGCGTCAAAATTCTTTTTTGAGAAATTAGAATGGTTTGTTAAACACGCGGCGATTGGAATAAATACTCTAGCATCAGCAGCCGCACAGCTAGGTGACACTATAGTATTTATGGGCGGGTCACTAGCAAAAGTATTGGCTGGAGATTTTAAGGGTATCGCTGCCGGATACGATATGCTGAAGGCGAAGAATCTTGAAACGTGGGCGGCGAATCAAAGATTGATGCAAGATATAATGCTTCCAGAAGGGAAGGCTCCCTCTGGTGTGGCTGGTACAGGAAGATCTGTAACCGCTGCAAAAGACCCAGACGCTGCAAAGGCTCTAGCCCTAGATCATCAGATCGGTCTAGCAGAAAGATTATCAGCGGAATACATGAGGCAGAATAAACTCGCTTTGGAACAGGTAACGACTCGCGCCGAGATAGCGGTATACGCGCAGCGCGAACAGAAAGTAAGGATGGATGTTCTTAATGTAGAACAACAACTTAGCAACCAAATCGCACAAGTAGAATTAAAGATTCTTGACGCTCGAATTATGGGCAATGAGAAGCTGGCGGTAGTCCTAGAGCAGCAGCGAAACATCATACAAGAACAGGGAAGGATGTACGTCGAGCAGACCGAATCAACGATCCGCAACATACAGTCCCAACAATATTCATTTACTTTTGGATGGGAAAAATCTTTTAATCAGTTCAATGATGACGCTCAGAACTATGCCAAGATGGGAGAGAACGCTTTTAGTATGTTTACCAATACTATTGGATCAGCGATAGATGAATTCGCAGCTAATGGAACTAAATCATTCGGCAAATTTACGCTAAGTATTATAGCTGACATAGCTAAAATGATCGCTAAGTTCTACGCTATGCAGCTTGCAATGATGGCGGTCGGGTTTATTACAAGTGCCTTTGGTGGGATGGGGAAGGGTGGCTCAATGAAGGGTGGTTTTATGCCTTCTGGGACTACTGGGGTTGGGTTTGCGGCAACAGGCGGGGAGATTGGTGGCCCTACGATAGTCGGGGAGAACGGCCCAGAATTATTCATTCCTTCTGGAAGGGGTAATGTTATTCCTAACAATAAGTTATCTGACTCTCTCAATCCTAGCACACAGCCGTCTGTTGTATATAATGGCCCGTACATCGCGCAAATGTCAGCCATAGACACTCAATCAGCACTTCAGTTCCTATCTAAAAACAAAATGGGCGTGTGGGCGGCGAATCAATCCGCGAACCGATCCGTTCCAGTGAACAGGTAAACTATGAGCCTTAATACGATCTTAATTAATAGCGAGTCGGTTGCAATTAACGATCATCGCTTTGTCGGTCAAGTAGTCAGCCGGAATCAGAGAATAGCGACCGCAGAGATTTTAACGGTCGTTCCTTTCGCGTTTGAGATGAAGCCGCATAACTATTTGAAATACAGTCAAAGCAGAGGGCTTCTTAACTCGTTACGGATACCAGATAAGTCACTAGAGCAATACTTGAATTTTGGCGTGACTGGATGGGTTAACTACATAGCATATCAGGGAGACATGAGTTCTGGTGCTATCGAAGTATGCGAGTGGCAGATTACATCAGCAGCAAAGGTTCTTGTACTTGGTTCGCTTCCTAGCATCGGAGCCGGACTCTATATAGTTAAAGCCGGAGACTTTTGTCAGGTCGGCAGATATTCTTACATAGCCACAGCAGACGTTGTTAGAGGCTCTGGGTCGACCGTAAACATTCCCGTCCACCGTAACCTAATCACAGAGCTTGTTAGCCCCGTGGCGGCGGTTATAGGGCAGTATGGAACAACGGTAGCAATGGGCGGAGATTCTTATACGGGCTGCACCTTCCCAGTTATCCTTCGGGACTACCCCGCTTACACCCTCATTCCGATGCAGAATGATTCGTTTATAAGTTGGCAGGGAACATTCAAAGCGTTCGAGGCGGTCCTATGAATGTTATTCCACCAGTTGACGGCACCAATAACATTCGCTATGCAGACTTTCTCAGGATCACAACGCCAGAGGAGGTTTTTTTAATATCTTCAGCCCCGTCGACACTTACCATTCCAGAAGTAGACGCACAACCATTCTCTGGGTTAGGGGTATTAGTAAAAGCGGGAGATGCGATTAGAGACATAAAATCTACTGCCAACGAAACTATATTCTCTTTTGTTGGAATTGATACGGCGTTTTTAGGCTTTGTATTAAGTAAGAATATAAAGGGTTCGCAGATCGAGGCGTGGAAAGGTTTTTTCGGGACTGATGGGGTGCTACTCACCGATGGCGGTACTGGTGGGCTATATCAATATTTTAACGGATATATAACTTCATTCTCTATCTCGGAAGAATGGCTAGAAGAAGCCAGATCTTATGTTGGCGTTATAACGGTATCAGCCTCATCAATTCAAATGATTTTGCAGAATAGAACGGCTGGAAGATATACGAATGACAACGCTTGGCAATTTTTTGCTCCGGGTGACACAAGCATGAATAGAGTGGCCTTCATAAGCACTATTAATTATAACTTTGGAAAAGATGCTTTAGCTTCATCGTGATAAGAAAATCTAATAAATTTGATAAAGCCGACGTCATTGAAATGATGAGAATGTTCAAGACGGAAAGCGACATTGACTTCCTTAGAGCATTAGAAAATCCAGACTGGTGGAGTCAGTTATTTGATAGCATTAATTCTGGACTAGGGGTAATTTTTATAGAGCCGGGGAAGGGGCTGATAATAGGTATGATAGTTCCCTCTTTGTGGTGTAACAAAACGTTTGGACTACATGAATTGGCGTGGTATGTGAAGCCGGAATATAGGAAGTCTACGGTAGGATATAGGCTTTTTAAAGAATTCGTGAACTACGGAAACCAATTAAAAGACGCAGGCAGAATAACTTTTTTTGTAATGGGCAAGCTGCATAACAGCCCTAATTTGAATTATAAAAAATATGGTTTTAAGAAAATGGAAGAAACGTGGATAAAAGAACTTTCATAAATAAAAGAACTTGGGTAATTTTCGTCGGGATAAGTACGATGACATTCACAAGTCAGGCTTATGCTTTCGTTGCTACGCTAACAGCCTTTCTTGTCACAGCGTTAACTATATCGCTTGCTACAGCCCAAGTCTTAGCTGTTGCGATCAGTATGGTTGTATCAATGGCTATATCTTTTGCAGTCTCAGCGGTTATAGGTGGCCCTAATGCTCCCGGTGGTGGTGGTGGTGCGGAGCAGCGCGATCCGGGCAACAGGACCCAGATACCTCCGGCTACATCTAATAAACTCCCTGTTGTCTATGGCGATTCGTGGATTGGTGGAACTGTAATAGATTTAAGCATAACCGATAACGATCAGAAATTATATTACGTTTTAGCTTTGAGCGAGGTTACGAATACTAACCCCGGTCAGACTGCCGATACAATTACTTTCGGGGATATTTACTACTCAGGAAAGAAATGCGTATTTGATGCGACAAAAAAATATCAGGTTAACTCTCTGTTAGATGAGTCCACGGGAGAATCCGAGACGAATGTGAAAGGTAAAATTAATATATATCTCTATAGCAACGGCTCAAATACGCCAACGAATTCAGACCAGTCCGCAGTTCAAATAATGTCGAATAGTAAGTTAATCTACAAGTGGGACGGAACAAAGCTAATGACCAATTGCGCGTTCGCAATTCTTGTCCTTACTTATAGCGTCACCGCGAATATCCGAGGCTTGGCCCCGACTAGGTTCCAAGTAAAAAATAGTAGACACAAGCCGGGAGAATGTTTCTCAGACTTCTTGACCAACACTCGATATGGCGCGGCAATCCCTTCAACTCAGATTGACACTGCAAGCCTTACGGCACTAGACGTTTATTCGGACGAGTCATTCACCTATACAGATTATGATGGGGTGACAACAACTCAGACTAGATTTAGGTTTGATGGGGCGGTAGACGCGGCTCGGACTATCATGAGTACGCTACAGAACATGACCTCTAGCTGCGATTGCTTATTAAGATATGATGAGGTAACGGCTAAGTGGGGCGTGATCGTCCAGAAGCCCACATACACCGTAGCAATGGCTATAAATGATAGCAATATTATATCCTCGATACAGGTAACGCCTATTGACCTATCTAATTCATTCAATATTGCCGAGGTCAAGTTCCCCGACAAGTCTAATCAAGATGCGTTTAATACTTCAACTTTTGATCTAGCCCAAATTGATCCGGCACTTTTATTCCCTAATGAGCCAATCAATAAGCAATCAATAACAGTTCCGTTCTGTAACAATAATGTACGCGCACAATATCTAGCTAACCGATTCTTAAAGGCTTCGCGGGAGGATTTGCAGGTCACTTGTTCTGTTGGGTTTGATGGACTCCAATTAGAAGCTGGTGATGTAATGACATTAACCAACGCTAATTATGGATGGGTAGATAAACTATTCAGAACTAACAAAGTATCTCAGACCTTTAAAGATGATGGGGCGATTGTAGTAAATCTGCTGCTGATGGAATTTAATCCAACCGTCTATGATGATGTGGCTATTACCGAATTTCAACCAAGTCCTAACACGGGTATCGGCGATCCTCTGGTATTCGGGACAGTCCCGCCACCAACAGTAGAGCAAGAATATCCGACTGCGGTTAACCCATTGTTCTTGGTTCAAGTAACGACTCCGGCTGCTGGCATCTCTCAGTATGCGGAACTCTATTACACCGCGTTCGCTGATCCTACAGAGGCACAGCTAATCTTTGCAGGTACTAGCGAGGTACAGGCTAACGGAACTCCGTGGAATACTAATACAGTTTTACCGTTAATCTCTTTAGCTGGCATACCTTCTGGAAATTGGTATTTCGTCACTCGAATGATGAATAGTCTAGGGGCGTCTAGCTTCAGTCTGCCTAGTGCGGTCTTTGAATGGCGGCCCACAACCTTTCAATACTCAGAACAATACTTAGTTATCGCTTACGCCGATACGATCACAGGTACAGGCTTTAATCTTAATCCCAGAGGGAAGTATTACTACGGGTTGATTAATCAAAGCAGCATAACGCCTAGTATCGATCCGGCGGCTTACTCTTGGTATCTAGCTGAACCCGCTTTCGGAACGACTATCTACCCTCTGTATACGAATAGAACGGGTCGCAAAATATCCTTCGACACAGGCTTTGCTATCTACGCTTCCGGCACAGCGGCTTTCGTTCCATACGAGACTAATCTATTCGATCCTACAATCTGGGCGGCTTTGCCTGATGGAACTAACTACATTGATCTTGATGTAAGAACAGGACAGCTATTAAAGGTAGGGACTACGAGCGTCGGGACTGGTGAAATATCTGTCTCTAATAATTCTGATGGAGTTGTAGTTGCTCATCTCGCACCTTACCTAGACTTCGGCGCGGGGGTTTATACCTACACAGCATCAGCAGCAACGCTCACCATTGATATTTATGGGCGGGTGGTAGGCTTCACCACTCCTGATACTTTTGAGATGACCATATCGACATTTACTGCGACAAGTGGACAGACATTTTTCCCGGTTTCTAGGGATGTAGCCTATATAGTTGGGCAGTGTTTCGTATTTAATCAGGGAACATTGTGCCAGACTTCAGAATATACTGACGCGGCTGGCGGGGTGACGTTCGGAACGGGAGTAGTATTAGATAATATCATTACTGTTATATCTTTTAGATCGACTAATTCTGCTACAGGTTCTTATGCTTCATTCGCAAGATACTCAGCAGTTCTATCAGCCGAGGGCAGTTACACGGTATCAGGCTTTACCTTAATCTCAGGCTATGAACTTCTGTTCATTAATGGAACGGTGGTCAATGAGCAAGATTACGATATAGTTGGGCAGACTATTACAAACTTCCCGAACGTAACAACTGGCGATCTTGAGATAATACAATGGACACCAAACAATCTGGGAGTGCCGAACGGAACGCCAGTCAATGAGGTTATTCAAACTACAATAGGTCAGGCAACATACCCATTCTCATTCACTTCGGGTGGTTTTAATCTTTATCAAAACGGTGTATTATTAAAGTTAGGAACGGACTTTACGACTGTTGTTGGGGCGTATACGTTATCTAATATTCCTGATACGGTAAGTAATGTGATTCTCCAACAAACATTCGCACGCGCGGGGGCAGCATGACAAATGCTTTTAATCTAAGTCAGTTAGCAAATAATACGAACTCATCGGGGCAGGTCACTCTAACCACAGGGGTTGCGGGAACACTTCCTGTAGCTAATGGCGGCACTGGTGCAGCAACTTTAACCGCTAACAATCTATTAGTCGGCGCGGGAACTAGCGCGGTTACAGGGATCGCAGCGGGTACGTCAGGCAATGTCTTGACTTCTAATGGTACGACTTGGGCTTCTGCGCTACCAACAAGCAGTGTTTTGCAGGTGGGAGTGACTACCTTTGATGGATATGTGGCTGCTTCTGCCGCCGCAGGTGGCCCAACATCTATAAGTGCTGGTTATGGACTTTTTTCACTTAGCTTTACACCTACAAGCGCAACTAGCAAAATATTGGTACAGACAAGCACTATTTCAGTGTACGAACCAACAAACGTGGGAAATTATTTTTGGCTTGCTTTATGGGACGGGAACACATTTATTGCCGCAAATTCGGGAACAGTAGGTTTTCAAATTTTTGCAGCTAATTTGAACGCTGGATATTACACCCTTAATAATTCATATACGTCAGGAAGCACTAGCACAAGAACAATCTCGGTTAGGGTTGGGGGGCAATTAGCACAGACTCTACAGATTAATGGAAATGCTAATGGTGCGCTTACTGGTTCCTCTGCCCGCATACAAATGACCGTCTGGGAGATAGCAGCATGATTAACTATTATGAAATACTTGTACTCAACTACGTTGGCACTCAGTGGGCTTTACGCGGTAATGAATACTCTGGTCTGGAATGGTACGACTCCACTCCAAAGCCAACACAAGCTGAACTTGATGCTCTATGGATACCTACACAAGAAGCCGATAGCAAGTCTGCTAACAAAGCCAAAGCATCATCACTACTTGCTGGCACTGACTGGACAACCATAGCAGACGTATCACTCCCAACAGCCAATCCCAGACTAGCCAATCAGGAGCAGTTCATTGCTTATCGCCAAGTGATTCGTCAGATTGCTGTATATCCACCTGCTGGCACTGTGGTTTGGCCCACGCCTCCTGTAGAGGTATGGAAATAAATTTATTTTAATTCTGATATAAGTTAAAATCTAAAAATAAGATAAGACATGACTGCACGGATTCGCTAGTGAGCGAACCGAATTCCTAGTAAGGAGCAGAGCATGAGAACGGCATCGCAGCAAAAGGTTAGGGTAGCGTCATAGCTGTCTTTAACAAGAACTCCCTATCTCAAGTCAGCGGATTCGACAATCCGATCATCGCTGGCGAACTCGTATATCAGCAGTCTACATTCTGGAATCTCGCCCTAACTGGTGATGATGGCGTAACGCCTGTAAATCTAACTGGCGCGACCATAGATGCTCAGATAGTCCGTAGAACCCTATCCAATGTGAAGGACTCCCGCTACGGGCTGACCTTCGACATAACGAATTACACCCCAACACCTGCCGCGATTCCTTTAACTATTGTTAACCGTGACAACGCTGCTGGCTCTTTCACGCTTATCATAAATGATGACTCGTGGGATTTAGTTGATGATGACGCTCAACTAGCTATCAGTTCAATCAATGGCGCGGGCTTCTCTGGTCGAATCAAGATAGGTTTCGTCGCTGCTGGAAGCACTCCGGCAGAGGACAATATAATCTTTCTTCTCTTTATCGTTCGCAGTGATGGCATTGTAAAGATCTGATATGGCGAACCTTAATGTAAACGTAACCGATGGGAATAATCTCACGGTACAGGTAACGCCAGTACCCAGACAAGTCATTCAGATAAATAGAGGCACTGGTGGGGGTAATAACAATCTTATCGCAGGTTATCCCGTGGTGATGAGCAATATTCAATATCGGGATGTAGTAATGTTCGGTTCTAACGAATGGAACAATGTTAATCAAACCGAAATAACGGACGGCGGAAATTTCTAAGGAGTATTAAAAATGGCAAACAAGATCAGAATTAAACGTAGAGCAAATGGCGGCGGGGCTGGCGCACCCGCTTCACTAGAGAACGCAGAACTAGCCTTTAACGAACAAACGAATATTCTGTACTACGGTACAGGAACGGGCGGGGCTGGTGGGACAGCTACTAGCATTATTACTATCGCTGGTAATGGCGCCTTCGTAGATTTGTCATCAGCACAAACAGTCGATGGAATAAAAACCTTTACTGATGAAATCGTCGCTGACATTAGCGGCAATGCTGGAACAGTTACCGACGGCGTTTATACGACCGATACGGGAACTGTCACCAACACGATGCTGGTGAATGATTCCGTTACAGTAGGAACCACAGAAATTACTTTAGGTTCTTCTGAGACTACCATCGTTGGCCTAGTCTCTGTTACCTCTACCGACTTCGTTGGTGATCTAACTGGAACAGCCGACACCGCTGTAGCTTTAGAGACTGGTCGCACTATCTCCATCACTGGTGATATTGCTTACACCTCGGATGCTTTCGATGGCACAGCAGCAGTGACGGGAACAGGTACGCTTGCTACAGTAAATAGCAATGTAGGCACTTTCACCAAAGTGACCGTAAATGAAAAGGGTTTAGTAACGGCTGCGGTCGATGCTTCCATCTCTGATTTGACCGCGCCAACAGGTGATGTAGCTTGGGGAACTTACAAGATCACTGGTCTGGGCGATCCTACCTCTGCACAAGATGCTGCTACTAAAGCCTATGTAGATTCAGTCGCACAGGGTCTTGATCCAAAGGCTTCGTGCGTTGCTGCTACCACTGCTAACATCACTTTATCTGGCGCACAAACGATTGACGGAATTTCAATCACCGCTGGTATGCGCGTTCTGGTAAAGAATCAAACGCTAGACGAGAACAACGGCATCTACCAATGCAACGCTGGTGCGTGGACTCGGACTACCGATGCGAATACTTGGGATTCTTTAATCGGTGCATTTACTTTCATCGAACAAGGAACCACACAAGCAGATAGCGGGTGGGTTTGCTCAGTAAACTCTGGTGGAACGCTCGGAACGACTCCTGTAACTTGGGTTCAGTTCTCTGCCGCTGGTGCATATACCGCTGGCACAGGATTGACGCTGACAGGTAACGAGTTCTCGATTACTAACACCGCAGTAACCGCAGCAACCTACGGAACTACTGATGGTTTCTATACAACCACGTTCACAGTTAACGCACAGGGGCAGTTAACCGATGCGGCTGATTATGAGATTAATGTGGACGGCGGCACGTTCTAATTTAAACTCCGGCTATATAGCCTAAAGGAGAGCCTAATGGCTAACAGTATCAAGATTAAAAGGTCGGCGGTTGCCGCTAAGGTTCCGCTGACCACTGATTTGGCTTTGGGTGAACTTGCTATCAATACATACGATGGTAAGTTGTACATGAAGAAGGATGATGGAACAGAATCTATCGTCACGGTTAACACTGGCGGGGCTGGATCGGGGGATGTAGTTGGCCCCGGTTCATCTACCGACAACGCTATAACTCGATTCGATGGTGCGACTGGACTTCTTATTCAGAACTCCACAGCTACGCTGGATGACTCCGGGGTAGTCTCTGTATTAGGCGCGAACATATCGGGGCTTACAGTCTCGTCAGCCGTGGCTACAGACGGCTCGAAGAATCTTGTAAGCGTAGCGAATACGGGAACGGGGGATAATGTTCTGGCAACTAGCCCGACTCTCATCACTCCGGCTCTTGGCACTCCGACCGCTTTAGTCGGAACCAATATCTCTGGCACAGCTTCTGGCCTTTCAATTGGCGGCAATGCTGGAACGGTTACGGATGGGGTTTATACAACGGACACCTCGACCGTAACCAATACAATGCTGGCGGGGTCGATAGCGAACGCCAAGCTGGTCAATTCAAATATCACAATAAACGGATCAGTCACAGCCCTCGGCGGTTCGGTCAGTGTCGGCACGGTCACTTCTGTTACCGCTACCAGTCCTATTTCATCCAGCGGCGGCGCGGCTCCTGATATAAGCATCAGTGCTGCTGGAGTAGCTACCTCTGGCTATCTAAGCTCGACTGATTGGAATACCTTTAACGATAAAGGTGATGGGGCTGTAGTCTCTATCACAGGAACAGCAAACGAGATAGACGTATCCTCTCCGACTGGTGCGGTGACTCTATCCCTACCAGCGACCATTAATGCAGATACTACGGGATCGGCTGCGACCCTAACTACCCCGCGTGATATTGCTGGCGTATCGTTTGATGGATCGGCAAGTATCAATATTCCATTATCTAACTTGTCAGACGTAACATTCAGCACCCCGGTGGTTAATGAATTGCTCGGATTTAACGGCACCGCTTGGGTTAATGTTGCGCCTAACTCGGCATCAGCGGGAACAGGAGTGGTATTTTATAACGCTACTCCGGTCATAACTGCATCGGGAACTGACAACGATATAGCCATTCTTACCTTTGCATCTATCCCAGTCACAACAGCAGAGCAGGTCATAACAGGAACAGCAGTTAATAATACTGTTTGCTTTTCTGCTTTTGTTACTACCGCGCTAAATAGAATTATATTTGATGCTGGCGTATATGATTTTACGATATGGGCGGGTGTAGACAGCCACGCTAGCAACTCTGTTACAACCATTACTAGACAGATATATACAGCCACTCCCTTTGTAGTTGGTACTGTAACTACTACAGGCACAGGATCAAGCCGCACAGCTACAGCATCATCAGGAACGCCCTTTGCAACTTCGGTTATAGATGCTTCTGCTACGAATACAACTGCATCATTCTTGCAAACTCCCCAAGGTCTATATCAGATAACAGCTAGAACCTCTGATACTGTAGTAACTATTACCACACCTAGCGGATATACCAATGAATCGGCGGTTGCTGGCACTGTATGGAAGAAACTATTTGGAATTACTACCCCAGAAATAACATCTATATCCCCTAACTACACTGAATTCAGTATATATACAACTCAGCCTTCAACTGTAGTTACTGCCGCAACAAAAATGGGGATTCTTGGCTTTGTTACTTCCGATCATACGAGAACTATATCCCTAACCTACAATGGCACGACCAGAAATACCCACGTTGTTACTCCTTTAGCTAACCTACACAATGACCTAGCTGGTTTAAATGGCGGTGCTGCCGATGAGTATTATCACTCGACCGCTGCGGAGTATGCGGGAACGGGGACAGGAGTATTCGTTCGAGCAACGTCTCCGACACTAGTTACGCCAGCACTTGGCACTCCGACTGCGCTGGTCGGAACAAACATCTCCGGCACAGCAACGGCTTTCACTGCGAGTAATGTAACTACTAACGCAAATTTAACTGGCCCAATAACGTCTGTAGGCAACGCCACAAGCATTGCTTCTCAGACAGGAACAGGGAGTACGTTCGTAGTAGCCACCTCTCCTGTATTGGTAACGCCTAACCTCGGCACACCATCAGCGGCAGTTTTAACTAATGCAACAGGTACGGCAACTGGTTTAACTGCTGGAACGGCTACAACTGCGAACGGGGTAGCTGCCGGGGTAGTCGCTGGCAAGATGATCTATGACCAGTTCACTGCTACGGCTGCTCAGACTACCTTTACCACCAGCGCGACATATATATCTGGTAAGATCGAAGTGTATGCAAACGGCGTAAAGATGGTTAACGCTGCTGACGTAACGGTAACAAGCGGAACTTCAGTAGTATTCACAACTGGCGTGGCACTTAATACGAGAGTAGACCTAGTCTACCCAACCTAATGGATGCTCAAACTCTAATCAATATCGGGGCTGGCGCGACACTAGCTACAGTCGGATGGCTCTGTCGTACTCTCTGGGATGCGGTCGAGAGACTCAAAACAGATATTCAAAGGATTGAAGTCTGCTTACCATCCAGCTACAGTAGAAAGGATGACATTCAGTGCCGCTTCGATAAGATAGATATTACGTTAGAAAAGATATTCGATAAGCTAGATACCAAAGCAGATAAATGAAACAGGCTCATCATTCAAAGACGCTCTGGTGGAACGCAGTATTAATTCTGTCTCTAGGATTAATAGAATTAGCCGCCACCACATTTCAATTTTTTATCCAGCCCATCGTTTATGCTAGCCTAATCTTTGTCAGCAGTGCCGGAAATATGATTTTGAGATTCAAAACTACCGAACCGATTGAATGATTCCGTTTTTATTAGCACTACCGCTTGCCACTAAAATTGCTGCCGTTGTAACGCTCTCTGTTGCATTGTTCGGGGCGGGTGTATATGAAGGTATCAGAATTGGCGAATCGTCGTGTAGAGAGGCTGTAATTGAGTCAGAAAGGCATACGGTACAGGCAATCACAGAACAGGTGCTGGTTACTGATAAAGTCATCACGGATTACTCAGCAACTATTGGACAGGTACAGAAGCGATCGAGGGAGATATTAAGAAATGCAAAAGTGGACGATAGTATTATTCTGCCTAGTAGCTTTCGGGTGTTCCACGACTCTGCCGCCACGAACTCCGTTCCCTTATCCACCGACTTTATTGATGCAGCCACCGTCTCAATTGCAGACGTTACCGAAACCATCAACGCCAATTACGGTTCGTGCCACGAAAACATAACGCAACTGAACTCGCTGCAAGAGTGGATTCGTAATCAATCGAAAATAGAATGAAGCTATCCGAACACTTTACACTTGACGAAATGACCGCTTCAGACGCGGCGCAACGACGGGGATGGGATAACACACCTAATGCCGACCACACAGCTAATTTAATGCGACTGGCGGCGTTCCTAGAGCGAGTTAGAGTAGTGTTAGGGAATAAGCCTATCTCGATTACGTCAGGCTATCGCTGCAAACTGGTCAATGACTCGGTTGGAAGTAAGGATACGAGCCAACACCGCTTTGGCTGCGCGGCAGATATTCGTGTAGTAGGAATGACTCCTCGGCAGGTCTGCGAGGCGATCATTAAATCGAAATTGGAATACGACCAAGTAATTTTGGAGTTTAATAGCTGGACTCATGTATCTATTCCGCTGCTTGAGTTCAAGCCAAGACGAAGCGGATTGATTATTGATAGTGCTGGAACCCGTCTTTACAGTTAAAAGTATACTCATTTATACCTGTTTTGAGATATAGATAAGTATAAAGTGCCGAATAAGTCAGGCTAGGAGGACATAGCCGAAAACTGTTTTAGAGTTCTGCGTCGGGAAACCCAGTAAATTCTTTATCAGCCGCCCGACTTATTTATAGATAGAAGTGATGGTTGCCGCAAGTGCGGTAAAAAGGACGGCCCCATTTAGGGTTAACTGATTTTGAGTGAAAGTGTGTAGCTTTGAATTCTCTATCTGTATAAAGGGCGGTCCTAGCAGACTGCTCGGCTTGCTTCCACGCCACGCTCTTTATGTTTGGTCGATGTTCAGGCTTTAAAACTTCTCCGTTCATCTTCTCAGGCACCCACGAGAACTGATATGGGGCTAGAATAACTTTCTTAATATCTCCGTCTGTCATTCGATTCAAAACTACCCTCGCTATTTTTTCCTGACAGATTACAGGTTCGCCGCGACCTTCAAAATACACCGTCATAGTTAACCATAAGAGAACTTCAGCCATCAAAACCTCCTTTGATCGACATATAGAGACAACGTGTCGATTCTATCGTTTATTAAAACCTCTTAACTTTGATTGATCTAATGCGTATGTATCTCCTTTGCCCAAATCTATTATATTTTTATCTTGCCTAAGTTCTTCAGAAGCGGCATATCCAACAAAAGTAACTTTATTTTTATCTACAATTGCTAGCACATAAATATCTACCGAATGATTTTCTTTTAACGTGCAAAGCAATCTGCCATTAGGGTAATCGGTAGCCTTTATATCATAAGAGAATCTTCCTATCTTCCCGTCTGGCGATCCGCTTCTATTAGTAAATTGAAAATCTGGAAATAAATTCCAATGTTTTGCCCAAGCGTGTTCGGCGGTGTAGCCAAGTATGTCTCCATCTATACCATCTTGGTTCCCCTGTTTAACATCTTTAATCCCTCCCGCCCTAGATATTAATGATCTATTACGACCAATTATATTTATCAACATCATATCGCTAGGAGTTAACTCAACTTCTATTTTACTCAAAGCATCAGTCCTATTAAATAACCGACGATAACCAAGATCACGACTATTGGGGCCATTGCTAGAAAGACAATCAGACCTTCGTGAGCCGATAACTTACGCTTAAATTTCGTTGTCACGATTACCTCCCATAATTAATATTAGATAACTCAATAATGTCTCCTCGCTAATCCCGTGAACTCGTAGAAAGCCTCGACTACCCAACCCGTGGACTCCCGTTTTTCCTCGATGATGCTCCGGGCATAAAGGGATAACAGGCGCGTTCTCACGCTTACCACCATTTCTAATGTGATGAATTTCTGCCGGAGTATCATACACCTCCTTATGCCGACACAGGATGCAGCCCCATTCAGCAATTCGCGCATACTCTTTTTTCCTGTTCATTGGGGTTTCACATCTAGGCTTTTCCAGCCTATATTTTTCGCATAGCCTATAGCTTCTGGTGTAACGGAAAACAATTTTGCAAAATAAACTAAAGGTAAATTGCTACTTTTTATTTGTAATACTTGATCTTTATTTAATTTGTGCATCCCGTGCTTTTCACCTTCTTGGAAAGTGCCGTGATTTTTTTTGTCTAAACAATTTTCACTTCTGGTTCCCCACTTTAAATTTGACAATGAGTTATTGCATCTTGTTCCATCTAAGTGCATAGCCTCATGTTTATTAGATGGACGCTCACCAACAAAAGTAAGCAATACTAAGCTATGAATAGTGTAGTTTTTTTGTTTACCATCTTTTGTTAAAGAAACGGCTGCATATCCATTTTTTAATAAAAATGTCCCTTTTTTCCTATTTAATCTATCTATCCAAACCTCTCCATTTTCATTAATCGAATATTTTTTAAATGTAGGAATGTTTTTCATATATTAGAAGCCTTCATCTCTATTCGTGCAGTCGCTTCTAACGTCTGCCAAACAGAAATCTTAGCCTCTGCTGCTACCATCAGCCAACGTAGCCTCTCGTACTCTTGCACCGCTGATGCTAGGGCTTTAATGTGGGCGATGTAGTCTACATGAGCGTAAGCATAGCTTTCTTTTGCTGATTCCGTCTTAGCGTCCGACTCGATCATAAGCAACGCCTTCTTGCTTTTGCGGTACTCAGTCAGATATAAAACGACTGCCTTTGATTCTGCTAGGGCTGTCGAATGGTCGCGTATGAAATCAAGTGCTGCGAATGGGCTGATAATTGGATCAATAGTGTCAGTCAAAACTTTCCCCTACTAAGTAAAATTTTCGATTGGTGGTGCGTCCGTTTCCAGTGATGATCTTCTGATCGACTAGGGCTTTTAAGCTACCGCCGAGACTTGAGGGCGAGATAATGTGTCCACCTAAAGCCTTTTCCAGCAACTCTCTACGTTGTGCGCCGGGTTTTTTGGTGATGTATTTCACAATGTCTCGCATTGCTTCAGTCATTCTTTTGCTTGGTCTAGCGCGGCTTTCCCTTTTATAGTCCCTCATCTCCACCGTTCGCATAAGCCTAATTCTTTGGGCAGAGTCTCGCTTCTGGCGGTTTAATTTATTGATACTGAGAATCTCGTCAGCGATTCCAACAAGCGATCCTTTGCCAGTCAGGTCAAAGTATTGAGAACCCACAGGCCAAGTCATGACAGCCTCATTAATTCAGTCCAGTTCGTGATCTGAGGCAGTAGCTTTTTGCCGTGTGTCTCTGAAATTCTACCAAGTCTAATAGCTTCTTTAACGACTGCTTCCCTACCGTACTTATCATTCCCAAGCGAAGGGAACCACTCGACAGGTCGAGAAGTCTGGCGGGCAGAATTGACCAGATTCGAATAGGATTCTTTAAAAGCCATTCTAGCTGCCACCTGATCGCCCTCGTTAAGCAACGGCTGCGCTGCTGCCATAGCGGTTAGCATTTCTTGGGACAGGATAGCACTGACGCTTTCATTGCGTGGAATCATGCCCCACGCTTCATCGGCAGAAGGTCTACCGTCTTGGGCTTGTATGATATGAATCAGATCTGAAGGCTTTGGAGCGAAAGGAGAACTTTGAATATGGTATGAAAGAGCATTTTTAAGATCAGAAAACGAATACTTATCCATCGAGTTCGCCCAGATCATTATTGAAGCTGGCGTTAGTTTCGTTCCGTAGACTTCAAAAGTACCGATAAGCAGGTTATTAAATTCCTTTTTCTCACTCGTGTTCATATATAGCCCCCTCCTCTTGTTGGTCCAATTTCAAATTGAAAGCGTCCACTACTGCTCGATTCTGTTCTGCAATAGACAGCCTTTCTACCCTAGTAAACGACTTGTCACGCCTTACCCAATTACGCCAAGTAGCAAACCAATCTAACTTAATTCCTTTGCTTCCCGGTTGAGCCTTCCAGTAATCATAGAATTGCTCGTAGATAGAATTTACTTTAGAGGCGGTGAGTTCTGGTCTTTCTAGTATCGCCCAGTTCACCCATTCATCATGAATTTGGGGAATATTTAGGCGCGAACCGCGCAGACTCTCTATAGTGGTTAATGGTTCTTGGTTTATGGTTAGTGGTTTATAGTTAGGGTTAATTTCGCTTTCGTTTCGGTTAACGGATTTAACCGACTCGGTTTTATCCCGCTTGGTTGTTGGCTTTGCAGGTCTGCCACCTTTCTTCCCATTCGCAGTATTTGCCTTAATCATGCCGTGATATTCGGCAATTTCTATGTCGATGCGTTTATGGATGTACCCAGTTTCGGAGAGTTTAAAGAAGTCATGTAGCACATTTTGCAATAACCCAAGCGAGTGGTTATCGAGTGATAAGCGACGAATAACCGACTCGGTTTCTTTCGGTATTGGCAACTCGTCCAGATAGTACCAATCTATTAAGCTGCGATAAATGTAATGCTCGATCGGAGTTAAATGAGCCGTATCCTTCCGATAGTCTGCAATGTTAAATTTATAATAGTGCATATCAATATCCTTTACGGTGAGAGCCGGTAGTAACCCGACAGGCATACAACCATAGAAAGGGGTAGGCTGTAAGCCCTTATCTCACCGAAAAAAATACTGAATTGCATAACTGACTCCCTCTCTGAAGTCGGGGTTACTAATCCCGATAGCAGTACAATATATATAAATACTAATCTTGTAAAGACCTAATTCGCACTATGCAACAACCTCCCTTAATAACGCTACCGCGAGATATTTTCCATTCGTCTATTTGAGAATCATCATCGAATACTCCCGCTTGCTGTAGGGCATCACCCAAACTTTTGGTGGAATTATCTAAGTCTCTGCGTCTGCGATCTGGCGCGTGGAGTATAACTTCAATGCCTACTTTATCAGCACCGAATCTAGCCCTTTTGCTGGCAAGATTAACTATTAGTTTAAAGTCATTAGCGGTCTTAGTTAAAAACCGTCTTGATCCACGGAACCCCCAATAGGTGTTCACTGACGGTGGATAAGGTAAATTTAGTTCTATCATAGCTCCCTAATTCATTTATAATACTTGTTGGCATTTTGCCATATTTGGAGGTTGAAATGGAAAAAATTATAGCCGAACCCGTAACGATGAGAACTAAATTCCCAGATCATCTAATCGGTAGACTACCAAAACCTACAGCAAAACAGACCGAAGAAGTACGAGCCGATTACATGAAAGGTATTAGATGCGGTGAGTGTGGCGGCTGGCATCATCCGAAAGTAGTCCACCTCGATTATGTAGGTCACGCTGCTTTAACAGATCGGCTTCTCGATGTTGATCCTAGCTGGCACTGGGAGCCGCTTGCTTACGATGAGAACGGACTACCCTTTGTAGACTCAGAAGGCGGGATGTGGATTCGACTGACAGTCTTGGGAGTGACTCGCTTGGGTTATGGAGACGCACAGGGAAAGACCGGGGCTAACGCCAGCAAAGAACGGATCGGAGACGCGCTGCGAAATGCTGCAATGCGATTTGGTGCAGGTCTTGAACTTTGGCATAACGGCGTACTTCACATAGAAAAGGAAACGACATGAACCCATCATCACAGAACTTTTGGTTACTTGCACAGCTAAAAAAGAAACGCCGGATAACTTCTTTGGACGCAATGTATGAGGCGCAGTGTATGAGGTTATCAGCGCGGGTTTATAATCTACGCTCGATGGGCTACAACATCCACACAGAGAACGTCCACCTCGACAATGGTAAGGTTATTGGGAGGTACTTTTTAAAATGATAACTCAGGGATCGCCTGAATGGTTCGAGCAGCGGCTCGGTCATGTTACCGCAAGCAAAATGAGTGATGTACTAGCAAAGGGGAAATCAGGAGAGGCCGTCACCCGCGCCAAATACCGTATGCAGATAATTGCAGAACGTGTCACTGGTCAAGTTGCTGATAGTTTCAGTTCTGCGGCGATGTTGTGGGGTACAGAACAGGAGCCTTACGCTAGGATGCGATATGCAGCCGCTACTGGGCGTATTGTAGACGAGGCGGAGTTCTATACTCACCCCACGATAAAATGGCTTGGCGCGTCACCCGATGGGCTTCTGAACGATACAGGAGGGCTATTAGAAATTAAGTGTCCAAATACCCAGACGCACCTCGGTTATATGCTCGACAAGAAAGCCCCGGCTGCTTACGTCAATCAAATGCAGACGCAAATGTGGGTAACAGGTCGGGCTTGGTGCGACTTTGTAAGCTATGACCCACGAGTCCCGAATCATCTACAGCTATTTATAGTCAGGCTGGATCGTGATGACGCTTTAATAAAGAAGATGGAAACCGAAGTGCATAAATTTTTAAGCGAAGTAGAAGATTCGTTAAATCAATTATTTTCAATAGACGTAGATGATGAGTTAATTCAACTGGAGAATAAAAATGTCTGATCTGAATCAGTGGAGTGGTATCGGGAGATTAGGGCGGGATGTAGAGTTGCGCGTCACCCCGGCTGGCGATTCTGTAGCTAGTTTTAGTATTGCTTGCGATTGGAAAACCAAAAAGTCTGAAGGAGTTGAGTGGGTAAATATTTCAGCCTTCGGTAAGCTAGCAGAACTTTGCGGCCAGTACATCGGCAAAGGCTCTCAGGTGTTCGTACAAGGTCGGCTGCAAACGGACAAGTATCAGGACAAGTCTGGTGCAGTGAAATACTCTACCAAGATCGCGGCTGATACAGTGCAGTTTTTGGGAGGGAAGGCAAAAGAGACGGATAACGTAGTGCCAATAAAGACTCAAAAAGTAACCGACCCATACTCTACGCCGTTTGACGATATGCCTTCGGATTTGCCGTTCTGATATATAATGAAAGAGTCGTAATCTGGTAGTTGCGACACCCTCCATCAAAGCAGCAAAGGGAAAGGGGGCTACGAGAAATCGTGGCCCTTTTTTTCGTTCAGATTATCCGTGTCCGGCGGAGACTGTCTTTTACCCGTTTGCACCGAAATATATCGAAACGGGCAAAGCGGGAAGCGGGAAAGCCTTTGTAAAAGATTGATTCTATTAGATAAATAAATGTATTATAAATATGTTGACAGTTCTAATACATCTCTTTAATATTCTCTACATCGGGATTCATTTTGAAGCCCAAAACAGGAGAAACAAAATGTTAACAATACAAAGAACCTCAACAGTAAAAAGCGGAATCACAGTCTGGATCATTAGAAACGAACGCCGTAATGTGATAGCAAGATTCTACACAATCTTTGATGCAGTAGCTTTTGTGAAGGGGCAATAATCATGAATATCATAGACAACTTGATTGCACGAGTAGAAGAATACAGAGCCACCAATGCTAACCCGTGCAAGAATTACAAGACGCAAGCCGCTGCTGAGAAAGCTACCTCTGCTGTAGCTAAACTCGCAGGTAGACATTTCGACAGAGCCGGGAACGAAGCTGAATACATTGTTGTATTTAACGCAGCGTGGGGCAGGTGGATCGGTGCTGTAAACCTAAACGAACTCGTAAACAGAAAAACATCAGTTGGCGGGTATCTAGGAGTAGTCAGCCAAGCCGGATTTTTCTCATACTAACAACCTTCCTCCCTTCGGGGAGGATTCTCTGGAGATACAAATGATTAATACCAAAACATGGATTTATTGCTTTGAGGGATATGAAGGTAATGATTTTCAGACTCGTTGGGTAGGTGAGTGCGAGGGAATTCCTATTAGGACAAATGTCTTAGAGTTACAAGGTGAACTTGTTGAGTTTTCTAGTGAGACTCGTCAGGGCGTTATCGACCAGATAAAAACCCTTCTTGGCGTTGATAGCCTGTGTATTCAATAAGGAGATACAGATGAGTAAATATGACGAGTTCTTTCCCCGCCCACCCCGCAAGCCATTCGAGCCTACCCCGTGGCTGATCGTGGTTATAATAGTGCTTGCGGTAGCAATAACATCAATAATTGATCAATGCGGGAGTATGTAATGGACATATTTAATTTGAAAGAGATAAAGGTAGATCAAATGGTCGCGGACCATAATGATTTGGTAAAAAAATATATTGCTCTCGAAGAAAAATATAACGAATTATCTAAACTGGTTGAATTGTATAAAGGAGAATTTAATGGACATTAAAAAAGAAGTGGATAAAGCTAATTCAATGTATCAAATAGCGGTGGCTCGTGCCATCCTTTCGTTTGCAAACTTGAGTGAAGAAATGAAACAACAGGTATTAGACAGTTATCAATATATGATAGATGATTACGAAGTTCGGCTAGATCGACAAGTAGAAGCAGAAGAAAAGCGCAACTTAGACGAATATCTGGACAATCCACGCCACGGACAGGCAGAGCCGCTAAACAGAGGTGACTTCTAATGACAACTAGAGAAGAACTGGTGAAGGCTGTTGTTGATTCTAGCGATGCTTGGTATGCCGCTGATGATGCTAGGGATGCTGCGGAGGTTGAATACAATAATGCTAAGGCTGCTTTAGTTGCTTACGACGAGGAGAACACATGATCTACGCAGACATTAAGAATTTCTTTGATCGGTGTAATACACATCCTGATCATCAAAATGGCATGATTACCCACATTATGCTCAAAGAGAGACTACATGAGGAAGTGGATGAGTTACGAGAATATATTAAGAATGGTCTTGCTGAAGGGTGGATATATGAAGTGGAGAACACATGAACTCTAACTACGATACTAGCCCCAGAACGTCACGAGAAGGCGCAGAACGCAGTAAGAACTATGATGGGTATCTACCCTACCTAAACGCTCCTCGCGGCATAGGGCGGGGCTATATTTCAAGCAGTTGGGAGGAGGATGATCGGCGGCTGGTAATATGGATCAAAATAGCTTTCGTAGCAGCCGTAGGCGGTCTAATATGTGTCATAGCTGCTGTAGTTATATAAGATATAATACTCGCGCGGCTAATACATCTAGGAGACAGGAATGGCTAACGCAGCAGTAAAGATAAGAGCATTACTACGAGAGCATGAAGGCGAGATAACTTTGGCCCAGATTGCTGAAAAGACTACGTTAAAATCTAACGAAATATCAATGGTCATGTGCTATCTATTAAAACAGAGGTACGTTACTCGCGAAAGAATAAAGGCTGATAATATTAAGGGTAGAAAGGAAGTCTGGTCATACACCTATCACCGCGTCAGAATGTCAGTACCAGCAGTAAAAGCCGGGGCTATTGAGGGATTCGTCAATGCAGGTTGAACAGATCGGCATCGAGACATTAATTCCCTACGCAAACAACGCCCGGACTCACAGTGAAGCGCAGGTCGCGCAGATCGCAGCAAGTATCAGAGAGTTCGGCTTTAACAATCCCGTTCTAATAGATGAGCAGTCAAGCATCATAGCAGGTCACGGGAGGGTTTTGGCTGCACGGAAACTAGAATTGGATGCTGTCCCGTGTATAAGGCTTAATCACCTCTCAGAGACGCAAAGAAGGGCTTACATTATCGCAGATAATAAGATCGCTATGAACGCTGGATGGGACGAGGAGTTACTGGCTTTAGAGTTAACCGAACTGACAGAATTCGGGGTCAATATGGATTTGACTGGATTTACGGTCGATGAAATAGCGGAACTTAACCCAAAGATAACCGAGGGGTTAACCGACGAGGACGCTGTGCCGGAAGTCCCAGAGACTCCGATAACTAAGCTAGGCGATGTATGGCTGCTAGATAGGCATCGGGTTATGTGCGGAGATTCGACCAGCATTGATGCGGTAGAGAATCTGATGGATGGGCAAAAAGCTGATATGGTATTTACATCACCACCATATAACGCAGATACAAAAGCTGGTCAGGGAGATATATTTAATGGTAAGAAAAGCGTTAAGTTATACTCAGAAGGATATTCGGATAAACTTCCATCGTGTGATTATGTACATTTTGCCGCTTCTGTATTGGAAATATGTTTCGCAGTAACTGACGGCTTTATTTTTTGGAATGTAAGTTATAACGCGAAATCAAGATTTGAATATATACAGCAAATATCTGGGAGACTGCCTTATCTAGTAGAGCAAATTTGCTGGAAGAAAAGCAGCACTATTCCATTCAAAGGTTCCTTAATGCGCGACTGGGAGCCAATTTACGTTTTGTCGACTAATAAACAAAGCCTTAATACTAAAAATGTCATTAGCAATTTCTGGCAAATAAGCAACACAAACGCGCAGCAAGAAAACCATAAGGCTTGCTTTCCAGTTGAATTGCCGGAAAAGGGAATTGCTTTAGTTAATGTCAACACGGGAATTATATTTGAGCCTTTTTGTGGAAGCGGGACAACTGTAATTGCCGCAGAAAAAACAGAAAGGAATTGCTATGGGATGGAACTAGACCCTAAATACTGCGATGTTATAGTCAAACGCTGGCAAGAGTTCACGGGCAAGAAGGCAACGCTAGAGTCTACGGGCGTGGAATTTGACCTGTCCTGAGTGTGAGACAGCAAAGCAGAACCCCGGCTCTGGTCTATATCAATTCAATTGCCGTAGTTGTCGGGAAAGATTAATATCGAAGGAGAGATGTAGAGAAGCAAGAAAGGAACTGGTAGCACGATTCAGAACCTATGGTATCAATGAGGTGCAAGATGGGGGCTGCAAGTGCAAGATATTTTGTTATCGACAGAGAATGGTAGATGGACGAAGCTGATATAGGGAATGATCAAGCGCAACAACGGCTTGACATATTGATTAAACAGGCTAGGAAGCCGCTGGCGAAGGGCGAACCCGGAGAGTGTACTCTATGTGGGGAGTACAGTGGACGGCTTATTGAGTCCGTATGTGCGCCGTGTAGGGATCGTTATAAACTGAGGTAGATATGCCAATCAGAAATGATAAAGACGGATGGTATTGGGGCAGTAAAGGCCCATTCCCTACCAAACAGAAAGCCCTACAAGTAGCAGCCGCAGCCCACGCCAGCGGATTTAAGGAGACTAAGATGGACTACACGCCACAACACTTCGTTCTAACAATGCTTCACAGTGTCACCAATGCTCATATCCTTCACCTTCAGTCTCGCTCATACTCTGAACACGTTGCTCTAGGTGCGTACTATGAGGAAGTAGGAGACTTGGTTGATAGTTTTGTAGAGGCGTATCAGGGAAAGTACGGCATCATCTCTAACTATGAACAAGATTACTTCTTGCCTACTCCCGCCCTAGAATACCTCATCAGTCTGAATGACTACGTTAAAGACGAACGCCAAGACCTTCCCCAAGACTCAGAATTGCAGAACTTAGTTGACGAGATAGCTGGACTAATCGACAGCACTATCTACAAACTGAGGTTCCTAAGATGAACTGGACTCTCCGAATGGTAAAGCTAGAGGACGAAACAGGCTATTACTACGAGGTCAGGGAGATTCATTACGATGATGAGGGTAGCCCGTGGGGTCATACCACCGCAGTAGTCTCAGGACGTAACCGAGCCGATACCATAGAGTATGCCAAGCTATTAGTAGAAGGGGCATCACTGCCAGCCATTGTATTTACTGACGTATTCGTTAACCACTATGCCGACAGTACCACAGCAGCAGACCTGCGCGGAGTTAGGCTGCAATAGCCCACGCACTGTAACAGTGTACTGCCTGAAGCACGGGGGGAGGGACACAATAGGTAGGTATGTGGCACCAACAGACCAGAGGAGAGAGAGTAATGCTCAATACTCTACCCGACACTGGCAACAGGTACGACAGACCCAACTAAGCAAGCAGCCTGTATGCGTATCCTGCATATCTCGCAACATAGTAACCCAAGCCCATCACGTCGATCATGTATTCCCGTGGCAACAGATAGGGAAGCAAGCCTTCTACATCAATCTATTCCAATCACTATGCGCGTCATGCCATAGCACTAAGACTACCCTAGAGGCTAAGGGTATCTATCGCTACTATCATTCCGGCTCTTATAAAGATTATTATATTAATGACTACGAGGGGGTAGCCTCTCGAATTATTGCGTAGCTAAGTCATTGAAAGACAAAGAGAAACTAAAAAAAAGACGCGACCCTCACGAG